TCAAATCGTTCTTGCATCGCTTGTAGCAATGCGACAGTCAAAGGCTTATTCGGACGAATGAACTTCTTCAGTGCCTTCGGCGTTATCCTCGTATTCACCTGACTCTTCTGTGCCATCAACTACCTCAGCATCAATAATCATGTCATCAATAGTTTCTTGATAGACAGCAAGCAACTTACCTACACCAGCCTTGATACCCTGCAACTCCTCTGCGTTGGTTACGTTGTCCTGGATGATTTTAACCATCTGCATTACAAGACTAAATGCTTGGTCTACCTCAAGAGTATATGCTTTTTGATGTAACAATCGTTGCTCAGTCTCAACAATACTTGTACGTTTTTCAATGAGTTCAATAACATCCTTAGCAGCTGCAAACTCACTCATTACGTTGTCAAGGGCTTTACCTAACTCATCGAAGACATCCCAGAAGTCATCTGCGTAACGCTTCTCACAACACGTACGATACATCTCCTGTATCTTCTTGTATTGCTCAATGCTTACACCTTCAGATGCAGCCTCAGCACGATTATCAAGAAGTGCAGTGATATACGCAGCATCATCACGCAAAGACCATAAGTTAGGGTCTTCTCTAAGTTCATCAATGCGACCAAGTAACTTAGAACCTACATTCCTAAACCGACCAGAGTTAATCTTACTCTTTAGTCCAGTCGTAAAGTTCATAGTATCGGTGGTCGCAACTGCCGGTACGCCCCCGTGCCGAAGGCAAAAGAGTTGTCCCTTAATAGCGAAGTTCTTACACTTGTAGGTGACATACCCTTTACTAACTTCAGCGTCACATAGCTTGACTAAGCCTCCGTTACGTGTCTTGTAACGAATGCCGTCCTTCTCTGTTACAGGGTCTTCGGCATCTTTCTTAGCACCAAACCCTTTGTAGTACCTAAACGAACGCTTCAATGTTTTTACTTAGTACCTTTGACAGTGTATACTTTCAGTATGTCACATATATCAGTACCAGACCATTATCGCAAAGGAGCAATCCAACCAGTTGAGGCTATTAGTGACTGGGGACTAGGATTTGCCTTGGGAAATGTAGTCAAGTACGTATCTCGTGCTGGCAAAAAAGAAAGTGCCACTCGTCAAGATGACTTGATGAAGGCACTCTGGTATTTGGTTTATGAGTTGACTAGTGGTGACGTTGAGTTTACCGATAAGTTTTTAAAGGCTTATCGAGAGAAAGAGTAACCGAAGTTAGGCTTTACATTAGCCTTTGCTTCTTCAGCCTTCTTCATTTCAGCCGCCTTAGTTGGATTGAAAGCAGACTGAGTTTGGAACCATTGTTGCATTCCAAGGCGAACCTTCTGTTGTCCTTCTGGGTCAAGTTTACGGAACTCTTCAGAGCCAGATAGCAGTTTCATGTACTCAGACTTATCTTTAGATTGTCCTTTTTTCATAGACTGCTCAACAAGCGAAACACCATAAGCAAGAGCCTTACCTAGTGGTGTACCTTGATTAGCCTTCAAGAAGTTAAGGGTGTCTCCACCAGATTCAGGTGCTTTAGGTGGTCCAAATACAGCCTTACTAGTATTACCCATACCGTAAGACATTCCAGACTTCATCTTTACATCATGAGATGGTTGCCCAGAAGAAGTTAAACCTTTATCTCTATTTTCATATATCTTTCGGACACTAGAGAAAATATCTTCAGCCATTACTTCTTCTTACCCTTCATAAAGCGATGTTCTTTCATCTCGCCCTTCATCATTGCTTCCTTAGATGCAGGACGCTTTCCATATTCCTTAGTCTCAGCCTTCATAACTGCGGACGTTGACTTCATAGGAGCCTTATGCTCTTTGGTTTCAACTCCCATAATCTTAGACATCGACATTTTTCCTTTAGGATAAGGCATACCCATTGGCATAATTACTTTCCTTTCTTTCCTACGCCCATAGCCATTGACATTACAGATTGACCTGCATAACTAGGGTAGTTAAGTGAGCTTTTAGCTTGAGCTGTGTACTTTCCATATTTATTTGCTTCAAGATTTTTAATGACAGCTTTTGCGTTTTCTTTAGCAACTTGGACACCACGCTGACGAATAGGTATTTCATCAGCCGATTCTTTACGTGCCATAAAGTTAGCCATATTCTCACGAACATTTTTTGATAATGGCTTTACATCTTTTGATGACTCATATGTGCTAACTAAATTATTAACCGCATCAACATATCTAGCACCAGCTCGTTGACCGAGCATATCTGCTTTATATTCGCCTTCTTCACCTTTGCCAATTTTACCTAGCTGTTCTTTTTTGACATATGAGTCATTATTACCAGCACTGCCCTGAAGTGCAGTGGTCCCATACTTATTACTGTTAGTTTTAACTTGTGCTTTAGGCATAGTTATTTCCCCTTGTAAGCAGCAGTTGCTTTTTGACGTTGGCTTGTTGAGCCTTTTACTACGAGTTCTCCCATACTGTTAGTATGTTCCATACTTTCAGCTTCCATTGCTTTACGCATATTAGGTGTAGCCTTCAACTTATGCTCACTCTGTTCCATCTTACGGAATTCCATAGGAGTTGGAGGACGCTTCAAGTTATGTTCTTTTTGCTCAATACCCATCAACTTACCCCACGATAAGTGATTGATATGTTTATTCATTTGATTAAGCATTTAGCGACCTCTACCTGCAACTCTCTTGAGTGCAGGGTTCTTAGCCTTTGCAGCAGGACTTGCCTTACGGCTTGCTGACGCAAGAATAGCACCAGCTGATTCCATAGATACGCCTTGCTTCTTAGCAATTTTTGCTTGGACTGCTTTGAATCCAGGGTGAGCCTTACTTTTCATTTTGAACCACTACGTTTCTTAAGGTCTTCTTCCATCAACTTGGACATTTTCCCTTGGCTTGCATAGGATTTTGCATTACTACCACCAAGTGCAGTTGTGCCATAATCCTTATACTTAGGGAGGTTTCGTTCGTAGTTTTTAATACCTTGCTTAATTGCGCCAATGTAATCAGTCACTGACGTAAATCCCATTGAACGTGCTTTTTTATTTTCTGGGTCAATAGGATAGCCACCATCTACTTCGTCATACCAAGCATCACGTTTTCTAAGAGCAGACATAGTGTTTTCAAAGTCACCCGGTTTTTTACCAAAATGTTCATCTGGGTCAAACCGTTTAAGACGATTCAGTTCTGCGTATGCTTCTTCAATGTTTTTAAAATTACGTCCTAAACCTGCTTCATTTGTTGCAAGTACACGTACATCACGACCTTTTGGTTTAGGCGAATTTACAAATTTGTTATTCGGATTTAGTGCTAAAGCACGACTAAAGTCTGACTCTAGACGAAAGTTAGAAGGGTCTTGTGGCATCAGTTACAGTTCCAAGCTCTTAGTGATTTATTGATTCGGCTATTTGGGTCGTTGGCTGTTTTAGCAGATGTACGTTTAGCCTTCATGCCTTCCATCCTAGAGCAAAATGACTTACGCCTTGCTGCATCTTTAGGTGTCTTAGGATTAGGTGCTGGCGGTTTAAGGTTAGCACCAGTAGTACGCTTGAAGTGCGCTCTACCAGCAGCGTTCAATCCACCCTTAGGATTCTGATATTTCTTGACAACGCCCATAAAACGATTGTAACGTATATCCCTAATATTACATACCTGATATTATTGTCATATGGCACAGAAATTAATCACTTCAACCGATGACCCACTGTACATCAATGCAATCGTACACTTAGCCAATCTCCTAGATGAACGCACATTTGGTACACCTATGGGAGTATCTCCTAAGTGGCAAGAGAAGTTTGTAGGCAAGCAATACTGCGAAGAAGGTTGTATCAACGGACGTTGTCCTGGTCATAGCCTAGTATGTAATCTAGGAACTATCACTAAGCATCCAACCTATAAGTTCTTCGTATTCCACCGAGAAGACTACTCTAATGGCAAACAGCAGAACGTCATCTACTTCTATGAAGATGAGGCAAAGGCTGAAACTCAGTTCAATACATTGAAGCGGAGAGCAAGGGATGTTTGACAATCTTACTAAGCGTGAGCTTGACATCCTGCACATGATTGCCATAGATAGACTTACAGTCAATCAAGTTGGAGATAAGTTACTCATCTCTAAAAGAACAGTACACTTCCATCTTCAGAACATATACAAGAAGTGCAATATTGCTGATAGCCATCGCTACCTAATAAACCTAGCACTTGATTATGCTGATTATCACCGTAAGTCACTTGCCAGCGATGAAACGTGATGTATACTACTTACGTCTGGATTGATACCTACCTACCAACCTGATTCAGATAACCTTTCTACCTAGATAGAGCCAGTCGTACTCCCAGCGGCTGGCTCTGTTGCTTTTATACCCCGGTAGAGCCTAATCCACCTGTTCGTACAGCATCACTAGTCATTCGTGGATATACGTCTGCATCACACCTTGCAAACACTAGTTGAGCAATACGGTCTCCCTGATTGATGTTGAACTTAGTTGAGTTCTTACTATTAGGAACCTTAGACAGGATTACCTTTATCTCAAGCTTATAGTCTGAGTCGATAATGCCCGGTGCATTCAGTACGAATACGCCATACTTGGCAGCAAGCCCTGAACGTGAGCAAACCATAGCGTAGTGACCATCAGGGATATCTACAGACACACCCGTAGAGACTACGATTACTTGTCCATCAGATAACTCGTAATCATCTAAGGCATACAGGTCAAATCCAGCTGCGCCAGATGTAGCCCTAGTAGGAACACAAGCTTCCTTAAACAGTAGGTTGAACATTTTTCTCTTCTTCCATCTCTTCCATTACTTCAGCGATAAAGGGGAACTGTACTTTGAACTCAGCAAATATCTTGTTGGCAAGGTCTTCGTGTTCACTCTGCGTACCGTTACCTCGACGCACGTTCATATAGTGAATCCAATTACGGATGTATGAGTTAGCGTATACCTTTGTAGGCGCACACTCAGGCAGGATAGCCCTAGCAGTCTCGTAAGCTACTCCGCACTCAATCAAAGAATCATATGCGTCTTCAATTTTGCGAATTGCGTCAGAAACAATGTGGTCAGCATATACCTGGATATCAGTAGACAGAGGTACGGACATCTGTCGATTGTAAGGATGCTTTCCACGCATCTCTGGAGGTGTAATGCTATCCTTGACTTCTGCATATCGTTGACTAAACTCCTGCACTCTAATACTTGAGTGACGTATGAACTGACGGCTAACCATCCTACTAGTCTTTATCTCGATTGTCCAGTTAGCCATCTCAAAGATAGACCAATGACCATTACGCATACAGTACTTCAGTAGACGCTTATTCTCTTTTTCAGTCCTATTGGACTGAGTGCTAGAAGAAACTCTAGCACAATAACAAATGTGTTCTTCAGCATCTGGAGTAGCCCAGATTGTTCTTACTTCGTTCATGTTGTTCCTATAGAATCAAGTATGCGTAAGTTATTTGAGACACCTGCCAATAGACAGGCACAAGCATATGCAGCACTCAAACTACAAGGAAGGCTGTTCTGCATATTTGGCGAATGTGACGTAGCAATAACGTCAAAAACCTGTAAGCATGACATTAACTGGTCTACCCCTGAGTTATCTGGCATATGCGAATACAAACAACGTACGCATAGATTTGGGACTTACCCTGACGTGATGATTACCAAGTCAAAGTGGGATTACCTACGGAGTTATGATGGATATGCAATCTTACTTACAGAATTTACTGATGGTGATTACATAACCGAAGTCCAAGGAATGCCTGACTTAGAATCAAGATTAGCTGGACCAAGAATAAAGAGGAATGAGTATGACCAAGCGCAGTCAGTTTTCATTCCTCTTAGTTACTTTATAAAGTTAGAGTTATGGATACCTAACCGAACGGGTCCGATATGTCATCCATTGCTAAAGGTGCAGAATTTGCCGACTGACCAGATTGACCCGGTTCTCTAGTCTTTCCACTATCCAAAGGCTGAATCGTATCAGCAACAACTTCCCATACCTTGCGTTGTTGGTTGTCTTTATCAGTGTATTGGCGAACCTGCAAACGACCTTCAACAGCCACAAGTCTACCCTTAGAAAGGTATGTAGAAGCAAAATCCGCAGACTGACCCCAAGCTGTAACATCGAAGAAATCCGTTTCCTTCTCTCTACCCTTGCGGTCTACTGCAACACGAAGGTTGGCTACGCCCTTGCCAGTCTGAGTCATACGATGCTCAGGGTCAGCAACCAAGCGACCTACAAGGATAACTCTATTCAGCATCTGAAACCTCTGGCTTGAGTGTTACGTTGTAAACAGGCTTACTCTTGAGTAAAGATGCAATAGCCAACTCAGCAAAGTCAAGCATCAACTTGGCAGGAACTTTGAGTCCAGATGTACGAATCTGCAACCAAGCATCTCCAGCTGACAAACCACACTCAATATTGATGCCATCCTGCGTTGCAAACGACACATCATACGTACCAGGTACTGAAGGGTTGATTACAACCTCAATCTCAGAATCCCTTGAAAAACCGATTAACTTCATCACTAACTCCTCTGACATTACCTGTCATCAGTGTCAGTATATCACAACTTACTTGACGCTACTGTCTGAGTTACGTTTGAAGCTTCGGTTAGTTCTTGGCTTGACAAGACGTAGATTACTAGGTGAGTTAGTTCCACCCTTTGAAAGTGGCTTCTTATGGTCTATGTCTTTACCTGTACGGTCAACACCTTTTGAGTCCATAGAACGACGTGCTTTTTGGCGTTCCATACGTAGTGGATGTTCACCACGAGATACCTGTTGAGCGTACTCTTTCTTGTATGGTCGTTCTTTGTTCACGTATGGCATGAATTCATCATACCAAAACGTGCGTATATATAATATACATACTTAGTATGTATATATTCTTGTTAATAGGGGTATAAAATTCTTTCCCCTCCCCCCACAAGATTTTTACCCCCTAATAGTCGGGTATTACACCATTCTAAGGTCTTTGATATGATGCTTTATGAGCGTTGCAAAGAAGACAAATCCATCAAAATGGAAGGCTGTAGTTGCGAAGGTGAAAGCCTCTTCCAAGGGTGGTGACACTGGTGAATGGTCGGCACGTAAAGCACAACTAGCCGTACAGGAATACAAGAAATCTGGTGGCGGATACGTAGGTCCAAAGTCTTCCAGTAACAGCCTGTCAAAATGGACTGACCAGAAGTGGACAACTAGTGATGGTAGTCCTAGTCAAGGGAAGAAACGATACCTACCAGAGAAGGCTTGGTCTTCACTATCTGCTAGTGAGAAGGCAGCAACCAATCGTGCTAAGGCAGCTGGTAACGCTCAAGGTAAGCAGTTTGTAGCGCAACCTAAGACGGTTGCAAAGAAGGTTGCTAAGTTTAGATAAACCTTGTAAGATTGACAGTGAGTAGCAGGGTAGTCTAATTGGCAGGGCAGCGATGAGAATGCCATCGCAGGTAGGGGTTCGAGTCCGCTCTTTGCTTCTCATGCATACGACTTTAATCTAATAGAACCCGGCAAGCCTCTGAATATGCTCAAATTGCCGGGTCACTTATTCTAGTTAAACGTATGTGTCTAAAACAATATATTCACTGTCCAGTAAATATAGGGAGATTACTGAATATGACATTTGGCGAAGTGTATAACGCTATTGCGGTAGGAAAGAAAGTATCTCGTGTTCACTGGGATAGTGACAAAGCACATCTTCGCTGGTCTGAAGCATTTAACGCTTTTGTATTCACCATAGATAAACAAGAATCTATCCTAGAAGGCATCACTATTCCCACTGAAGATTTCTTTGCTGATGACTGGATTGTAATTGAGGAACCCGCTTGGTAGATAGATACATACTCCACTTAGGTAATTGTCTTGATTCACTCAAGGGTATGCCTGATAACTCAGTAGATTCAATCGTTACTGACCCTCCATATGGTATATCCTTTATGTCCAAGAAGTGGGACTATGACGTACCAAGCGTTGAGATATGGAAAGAATGCCTACGGGTACTAAAGCCTGGCGGATTCCTTTTATCTTTTTCAAGTACACGCACTTACCATCGAATGACCATCAATATCGAAGATGCTGGCTTTGAAATCAGGGAATGCGTAAGTTGGGTGTACGCCTCAGGCTTTCCCAAGTCACACAACATCTCTGCATCCATAGACAAGATGTACGGTCACCCTAATCGAGGTCGTGCAATACCTACTGCCTCGTCGTATCAGGCGTGTGACGTAGACCAAGAGAACAAGTTGACCAGTAATCCTGTTGGTCCTTATGAGCCTAAGACGGATGAAGCTAAGCAATGGCAAGGTTGGGGTACTGCACTCAAACCTAGTCAAGAGTTTATAGCAATGGCACGTAAACCACTAGATGGTACGGTAGCCAATAATGTACTGAAGTGGGGTACTGGAGGCATTAATATCGATGCTACACGAGTACCTATGTCTGATGAAGACTATGAAAAGTTATCTTCTGGAGTAGAACGCATACGTGAAAAAGGTGGCACGATGGGTAACTCTTGGAAGAACAGTAGTGACCTGTCAGGTGCTAACCCGGTCAATCCTTCAGGTAGATGGCCAGCAAACTTCATACATGATGGTAGCGAAGAAGTATTAGAGCTATTTCCTGAAAGTACATCACGTAGTTTTTCAGCAAAGCCAAGAGGTAGTCATAACTCAAATACGTTCTGTAAGTCTGGTGGCACAATTAATGATGCATATGTAGATGGTGGTTATAACGATTCAGGTTCAGCTGCTAGGTTCTTCTATGTCCCTAAAGCCTCTAAGCGAGATAAAGAGGAAGGCTTAGATGACTTTGAGGAGCGTACTCAGGCTGCAACATTTGGTGATATTGGACCTATGGAAGGTAATCCTAGAAAGCCTAATACAGGTCACGTACAGAAGATACGCAATTTCCATCCAACTGTAAAGCCTACAGAGTTGATGAAGTACTTATGCCGTCTAGTAACACAACCTGGTGGTGTAGTTCTTGACCCATTTATGGGGTCTGGCTCAACAGGTAAGGCAGCAATACTAGAAGGATTTCGCTTTATAGGATGTGAGCTTGACGAAGAATATCTAGCAATAGCAGAAGCACGTATCAAACACGCTTGCAGTCAAATACCTTGCATAGAACAACCTGAGTGATATACTAGGTTACTGCCGAAAGGTAGTAGAACAGAAAGAAAGTCTCCAGAAAACCCGACCGACTGTTCAAACCCGTTTCTATACTCTGTCTCCATAGAGCCACTCAGCCGCCACTGGGTGGCTCACTCCTTTTATGCGGTACAATACAGTAGATACAGGCACATCAATTAGATGGAAGTAAATATACTTTTGTGCTTGGTAAGCTGATGTGCTTGTATCCCCATTTATCTACTTGCGTAGCACTTTGCCTCTAACAATACCTACTAGCCTATTGTGTAGTAGGTCTATCTCTTCTCTACTAGCGTTTTCGATGTACGCAACGCTATCTCGATTGAGGTCTTTGTAGCCGTAGTGTAGGATAAGTGCTTCACGCATATCCTTACAGTTCTGTCGTTTTTGTTCTATTGTCATAATAACTAAAGCCACCCTGGTGCTTATTCAAGGTGGCTCATTTGGTTAGTTGTTGTTCTTTTTGATGCTCACCTCTCGGTGGCATCAGTACTATAGCACATCAAACAGGCTTTACGCCTTCACCTTCATAAGGTTTTGCATGACCGTTCATCTGCAGCTGTTGTGCTAAGTCCTCACCATTACCAGACACTAGACCTAACACCCTGCCGTACTTGTCCTTCTTGTGGTTCTTGACCAGCACTATAACGTCTACCTTACTATCTAGTATCTTACTTATCCACTGCTCAGTAAATACCTTAGCAAGATTACCAGCCTCTGTATCTTTCTCAGGGCAGTTAATACCTGACAACCTGACCTTAGTAGCTGACAACATAACACCAAAACCTAGGTCTATATCGCCCTCCAACGTATCGCCATCTACTACACGTACACGCTTCAACGCATACTGGTACAACGTATTCTTTGTCATGCCTTACATACTACTACAGGGCAGCAAGGTGACTGAAAACGAATTACAAATCTATCCACTCACTGGATAACATCTATCCGCACGTAACCACACGATTACGCTCGTATTTGCACGTATTTACGTGCGTTGGCATACTTGATACCTTACTGAGTACTCCTACCCCAATATGCCAACTGTATACAAGCCTTACTGAGTACATCCTAACAACTACTCGTTACGTACCAATTGACCTCTAGTTGGTCAAATACAGGGCAAATAAGACATATCTAACAGTTACTACGGATGGTAGAAATGATGATGTTTTTATTATGTTGTACTTCTACGATGGGAGAAATGATGATGTATGAGATAGGTAGATTTATCTGTCGGAGTCCCCCCGGTAACAACTGCTCACTGGGAGGGGGTCTTGCCATACCCGGTCCCCCAGTCCGCAGTTTTTGGAAAAAAGGGAGTCCTCAATTTGTACAATGTACGTATACCTACAGCTGTGCATCTATACGTATTACCCTATAGTGATTTTGTATAGAAAGGAACGTGCGCACGCGAATACCATAGATTTACACTTTATGTCAAGATTTGCACGTCAAATACAAATGTGTATTTTTACACTTGCATATACCGTATAGTACGATACTATTCTTCATCAAATGAAGGGTAGGTAGTTAGAATGCTTAAATGTAGTACATCATTGAATCGTATGTTATCCACATACGTTTTCGGTTTAGCAGGAAAGGAAATCCAAGATGTAAATGGTAGACCTTTCCCAAAATCTACCATTGTGGATTTGCTGGAAAATAACCCATTGACAATTGCAGATGTTGATACTTTCGTATTGACCCAGCGCATGCCAGTAGATGTTACGGTATCCGATATCCTCTGGATTATGTCTAAAGGTAATGGGTATATCAAAAGCTTCGACTTCGATGTAGATGGGTTGCATCCTATCGAATTCCGCATTATTGACGGTTCAGTGAAATACTTTGTATCTGTCAATATTTCCGGTGAGTGGAAATCACAAATCACAAAGTAGAAAGTAATCAGTTAGATACCCTGCCAGTATCACGTATCCGGCAGGGTAGAAAGGTAGAAAGAAAATGGAAATAACTAACACGCCTGATGCGGTATTGATGCTAGGTCATATCATGCGGAATTTGCGTAACATCCAAGATGCGGTAGATATCACCTGCCAATATGAACCTGAATTGTTGGCAGGTTTTACAGAGGCAATATCTACAATGTATTGCCAGCTTTCAGAGGTATCTAATTTCCTAGTAGATGTAGACGCAGAAAATGCAGATGCAGGAAATCACGTAACAGAGTAGATGGTAGTAAATGCAGGGTAGAAATACCCTGCCAGTAGAAAGGTAATCAGGTAGGAAAAATGCGAGTAATTGAACGTAAAATGTTGGCTGCAATTCGTACGGGTAAATCGTGGGAGCTTGACAATACACGTGTATATGTCAATCCTAGCGGTACGGTAGATGTACATCTATTCAACAATCTGATTTGTATAATCAAACCTAACGATACCCTGTGGGTATCTACACGCTGGCAATCTGCTACCACGAAATCACGCCTAAATGCGATACTAGCAGATTACAATTTGCCTACCATATGCCAACGGAATTACGTCTGGTATATAGGGAAAGATGGGGATAATACCCTATTCTCAGGACAAATGGAATTCAACATTTAGGAAAGGTTATAACGCAGGGTAGGTATCATCTACCCTGCAACGTAGAAAGGTTACATCATGTATCACAAATCATCATTTGACGCTGGAAAGCGTACCCGTACCGCTATTATCACAATACTACAGGCTGCAGTATCGCTAGCTGTAGCGTACATAATGTATTGTGGGTTATGGGTAATCCATTACGGCAAATAGACTGTGGTATTTATCACACTAGCATATACCGTATAATCTGGTAGACTTATAGTGTTAGCAGGACAATAGAAAGGTTAGATGTAAATGGAATTCAAATATGAAATCGGTATGGAAAGCGTACCATCGGCAGCATTTCCAGGTGGGTATCCTTTGTTTTACATAACTAAAGATTGTGAAACGCTATGCCCGAAATGCGTAAATGACAATTTGTCATTATGCGTAGACGGTAGGAATTCCCCAGATGACTTTATAGATGACAGCTGGAAAGTTACGCATTACGATATCAACTGGGAGTCTACCGATATGCAATGTGCAAATTGCTACTGTCAAATAGAATCCGCCTATGGTGGGAAAGAATAACAGGGTAGATGCTGCAGGGTATGGCATACCGTACCCTGCAAGCTTGAAAGGTAGGTAGATATGGGAAAGTCTGTAGATATTCAGAGTCTGGTAGATAATGGGACATTTAGATTTGTCTGGATGTGGGTAGATGATAATGGAAAGGTTACAAATCAAATCCCTTTATCAGGTACGGAATTACTTCGCATAAAATCGGACGTGGTACGGGTACGTGCATATGCACCAAATGTAATGATGGTATTTACAAAGTAGGTAGATGGTATCGGCAGGGTATATGCCAGGATTGTATACCCTGCAAGCTTGAAAGGTAGGTTTATCATGTATCGTTGGACGTACTCAGAATCGGCAGAAATGTATCATGCAACCCGTCACGTGGGTATAGGCGGTAATCGAATTGATACCCTGAAAGAATGTAAGCGTAGCATACTAGATGAGGCGAACAAATTCGGACGTGGCTGGGCAATTGGATACGTCAAAGTATCGGAATATTCCGATGATAACCCGATGGGCGATACGGTAGCTGTGTACAATGTCAAGCGTAAACCAGACGGTACAAAATACCTGTCGGTATGCAATAAAGCTGTAGATGTGAACAAAGCTTTGTACCTGCGTCATTTGACGGGCGAACGTGGGACATTCTAGCAGGGTAATAGGTAGATTGCAGGGTAGCATATACCCTGCAGCATTCCTCCTGATACCAGTTCCTATAGCAGGGTAGCACAATATATAAATCCAAATCTCAGGGTAATTCCTGCAGCAGGGTAGCAGGTAGCAGGGTAATCGATTGTGACATTTCTCACATTTACATCTACCGTATGATGTAGTATCATCTAGATGTAGGTAGTTAGCAGGGTAATCGAAAGGTAGGTAGGTAGTATGTCAGGTTATAACGGCTGGGCAAATAAGGAAACGTGGACGGTACGCAATTGGTTTGTCGATGATATGGCAGAGCAAGCGCAGGATAACAACGAGCGTGTAACAGCTGATTACTGCGAAGAATACGTAACCGAATATTTGGAAAATAGCGTGGGTAAAGTATTCCAGGGTTTTATAGGCGATATCGTCAACAGCTTTATGGGTACGGTAGATTGGCGTGAAATCGCAGATGCTGTGAACGAAGACGTAACAGGCGAAGACGAAGACGAAGACGAAGACGCAGAATAGAATCGGTAGGTAGTTAGCAGGGTAGAAATACCCTGCATTCTAGAAAGGTATCAGGTAGGTAGATATGGCAATAATAACCAAGTATGTAGGCACGTACCCTAGCGTCCTAAATGACAATTACGAAATCGTGACGGTGATATTTAACGATACTCAGGACGTATCATTCCGCAGCACCATATCAGGTAGTCAATGGGCGAATATGATGCATGATGTATTCGGCAGCGTACCAGATACTACCGTTAAGGTTATTATCAGCGATGAAGCTGACGGTGGGGAATTGCAAATCGTACAAATCGGTGACGCTAAATTCAGACTTGTGTTAACTCCAGCGCAACGTGCGGAAGCTCACGAATACCGAATAAAGAATGAGCCAGTAGGTAAATGCTTTTACTTCAATACGCCAGACGGTAGAAAGGCATAAGGTAGGTAGATGGTAATAGGTAATCTCACACGCAAGGAACGTGTATTTGACATACTGGCAGACATCAGGGATTTACATACAATCCAGGATAAAGACAAACGTATTCAGCAGCTGGAATCTATCGCTGAAAGTATCGGTGAGCTTGGTGAGAATCGTATCCAGCTACAGAATGCTGTATTGAATTACATCAGCCTATGGAATAACGAATCACGCTCAGAATGCTATTGCATACATGACGATATAAATTCGCTGCATAACTATACGGAACAATCCTTACGTAGTAAAACAATAGCATCTAGGTAGGTATAGAAAGGTAGGTAGGTAGATGATTACTCAGGAAATGTTACAGACGGTAATTAATAAAGCTGATAGGTCTGTGCCAGCATTCACGCTAAAGGATAGCGAAGTGTATGTATTCAGGATTGTAGATGGATGCATGAGATATGCCAGGAAACCTATCGTGAATGATGCAGCAGTTAACAATATGCAGTCTGATACATTCTGCATCAATACCGATACTGATAATGGCAAAATCGAAATTGAATTCATATCAGCTATACATGATGATGAATTTGAAATCACCATTTTTGCAGATGTTGAATTCCTACAATCTGCAGCAGTGTGACATATCTCACATTTACAGATACCGTATAGTGTAGTAAGATAATAACGAAAGGCAGGGTAGTTAGATGGAATGGGCAAATTACGCAGTAATCGTATCCAATATAGGTACGGTAGGCACATACAAGACTAAGGACGAAGCGTTAGAGAAATTCAACAGCTACGTAGAGTTATCACGCCAGCCGTACGGTAGAGCATCCAACGAGTCGGTGACGCTATTCAACGTAGTACATCAGGATATAGAAATCGAATACATACCAGACGTAGCAGGCGAAGACGCAGAGTAAACAGCAGGGTAGAAATACCCTGCACCATATAAAGGTAGGCATATGGTTACACTACACATTACAGAGTTAGATGCTATGTACGCAGACAGATACATCAATCCAAAGCATACAGAGGTACAGCATAGCGGGAAGCTCTCACGTACGGCGATTGTACGTACAGTCAAACGTACGCTAGGTTTACAGGGTAGGTATACGCAGGTAGATGTATATGCACAAGGCATTACCCTGCACACATCAGGCAAAGTTATACGGGTTTATCTTACGGAGGATGGTAGGTAGATATGACTAGAAATGAAATGTTTCAAGCAGTTAGCGAACAGGAAGACGCATTCTTTATAGAGTTACAGGCTATGCGGGCTAAGTATCCAGGATTCTATGTTGAAGCTTGGATGCCCACCGATATCATTATCCAAGCTGACGGTAGGTTTCCCGCTAAGAATGCACAACAGCTGATTGATTTCTGCTGCAACGTAGTAGGCTGCATCAATCATGACGCTAGTGTAGGTACATCGTGGGATACCTTAGAATCCGCTATCGATATGGCGATAAAAGATTACTCGTAGGTTTAGAATCCACCCGATACGGGTATGTATGTAGTGTGAAAGGTAGTAGGTAGGTAGATATGAGAATCGAATCGTTAGACTTAGATGGCGTTAAGCCCATCGATATGCTTGAACAGGCATCTGTATGCCAGCGGGAAGGCATCAAGTATACATTCCACAAAGCAGAAACTGACCAGGGTACGTATACCGTCATGCTTACAGACGTATGCGTAGGAGTCTGCGCTAACGGTGATACTACGTGGTACGAAGACTTGAATACCATAGAACGAGCTGTATGTCGGTTAGAAGGTATCGATATGCATAGCGTAGACTTAGCCCAGTTTACCGATATCCTTAAAACAGATATTGAATACCTGACGCAGGTATCAATAGAAGCTGATAAAGACAAAGATGTAATCGTTGTACGGGCATTCGATGAATACGATATGTCAAACGAAATGCGCTTTGAATTCTACAAATGGTCAAACCTTACACACGTATACATCTACGCAGGTAAGCAACACAAGAACATTCAAGAGATTGAATTGCGTGGATGCTTTTACCCTAAGGATATCCTCCGATGGGCATCAGACTTGGTAACAGATATCTATATCTGATAGGAATAAAGCAGGGTAGGTAACACTACCCTGCACACATAAAGGTAGGTGAAGACATGAAACCATTCAATCAACAGTTATTCGACGCAGAGTTACAAAGGCTAAAAGAGATGTTCCCTCAGTGTTGGATTGAAGCATTCTCACCAGAGGAATATAGAATCGCAGATGCTACCGTAGCAGATGCTGAATGCGAGCTTGTAGCCGACTACCTGTATTGCAATACAGATACGCAACATATGTGGGATGCAGTCTACAAAGGCATCGAATACGCAAAGCATAAAAGAGGTTTAAACGATTGAAACGTATCGGTAGTTTTGTATCAGTCTTTGGATGGGGAAGTCTGTTCCTCGGACAAATAGTACTAGGGTTATCTATCCTAGCCGTTGGATTCTCTCTCATTATCTTAGGAAAGGAATAGGTATGCCAAGAACAGGCAGAGCAGGTATACGTGGGCAATACGTCTGCATTACACTTGTACGCTGCGGGAGTTTCAAGAAGTATTACAATTGGAAAGAAGAAGCAGTACAGGTAGCACGAGGTTTGCAATACAACCTTATGAAGGAAGGGAATACAGGTAGGGTACAGGTACTAGCGTCCAGGTTTAACCGTAAGGTCAGCCACCATTGGACGAAGGTAGACATTATTGATTTCCTGAATGGTGAATACGGATGGTCAGTTATCTACGAAGTAAACATCAAACGTGGCAAGCTTATCAAATTCGTAGACAGGGTATATCAAAACCCTAACTCTGCACAGCTGACCGAATTCTTTACGGAAGTAATCAATCCATCTAAACCTCAGATAACTGGGCTAGAGATTATACAGAACGATGAAAACCTGAAAGAGTTATGCAGACGTGCGCCATCACCAACAGCATTCCGTTTAGCATTACGCAGACTAGGCATTCTAAAGAAACCGTTATCTGCTGCCGTTGCTAACTACGCTTGGAAGGTTATACATGAAACCTGAGGCAGCATTCCAAAAGAGTGTTATAGATGTTCTCACCCTGCTTGGATACAAGGTATTCGAGACAGGTAAAAGCAGAAGCAAAGTAAGGTGTACCAAATGTGGTTCATACTCTTACGCAACAGGATGGCAGGGTAATACACCAGGATTACCAGACATATACATCCATTCCAAACATAGGACGTGGAACAGTCAGGCTATCGCTATCGAGCTGAAGACTGAGAAGGGTGTTGTATCGCAGATACAGAAAGAGATAGCAGACGCAGGATACACAACGATATGCCGTACGTTAGACGAGGTTATAGATGTTGTGCTAACTAGAGAAGCAGCCAATGAGAATTGGACAGCATACGACAGGGTAAGAAGGTTTAAAGACGAATATGACAGAGTATAAAACGCCAGACGTAAAAGTGTGGGCATACCAGCTGATGAAGAACAGTAGCGACCACCTGTACGCAAACATCCTAGATATCGAAGGCGTTGAAACGCTGAAGGAATCTGAGAAGGATGGCTGGAGATTCGCAGAAGTGTGGGATTCTCCCACAACAATAGATGGTGTAACGTACAACGATAAGGTACGTGTTGCTGATATCGTCGCTAACTATCGCTTCATTCAGTACAACGGTAACAAGGTTGCTCTCCTTGGATGCAAGGATAGAGTATGTACATTCCCTCTTGATGCACCAAACGGCAGCATAACTCCAGATATGTCAGGGTTTGTGTACAGAGTCATCCGAATAACCGATAAAGGTATCGGAACAGTATCAAACGTAATCGACGGTAAACCACACCAGGTTGTAGCCATTACAGTAGAAGGTGCTTTGCATATCATCAAGCAAGCAGGGAAAGACCCTGTAGATATGATGGGCGATATGAAGACCATCGTAGAGCTTGTGCCTATTATGAAGCTCTTCTGCCAGACCAATCACCTATTCATCCAAGAGACTAGCCAACCTGTTGACCTACAGGGATTGGACGCTCTTACACCAGACGTAGACGAGGAAGACCTACTCCTCTCTAAACTCTCGTAAACCAATAATCGTATTGACAATACGGTATATGTGCCTATATACTTCTACCACAAGGAGAAAGTTATGAAGACTTCAGAGTCAATTAGTAGTATTGCACCTGACCTAGTAAAGGCTCAGGCAGGTATCAATGGTGTAGCCAAGGACGGTAACAACCCTATCTTTAGAAGCAAGTACATCACGCTTGATAGCATCTTACTTGCTGTACGTCCTGTCCTGTCAGCTAACAACCTGTTCCTTACGCAAGGCATCATAAGTGTTAGCAAGACTGAGGAAGGGATTGTAAACGCCGTAGAGGTAGAGTCCAAGCTTATCCATTCATCAGGTGAATGGGTAGCATCTAGCGTTGTAGTGCCTGTAACCAACAACGTAGACCGTAACGGCAAGGCTATGGCTGTAGATGCTCATAGGGTTGGAGGTAGCCTGACATACGGACGTAGGTATTCGTTGTCTGCTCTCCTGTCTATCGGTGAAGATGATGATGATGGGAATACCGCTAGTGGATACCAGAATCAATATCAGGCTCCACAACAATCTTTGCAGCAGACGCAGGCTCCACAACAGCAAGCACCTAAGACACCTGCTCCACCAAAGGTGGCAGAGCCTACGCCTCTAGAGCGATTCAACAGTCAGGTAGACAGGCTGTATGGCAAGGATACATCAAAGGATGACCGTAAGGGTATTCACAACGCTATCGCAGGGTCAGGTAAAGAGGTAAAGGTTACGGCTGATTCTCTTACACACGTAGCTGACTGTTTGTCAGAGTGTAAAGACCAAGCTGAAGCAGATGAGTTTATTACAGGATGCATGAAGGCATCAGAATAGGTAGGTAGGTATGGCTATTATTGAGATTGATGGTGACCTATTTGACGATGAAACAGGCGAGTACGCAGGTCAGGCAGGGGGAGGTTATCTCCCTGCTGTTCTCCAAGACGAAGATGACCTATTGAAGTATATGCGTCTGTTGCTTGACGCTGAGAGTCGTGCGATGGCAGAGGAAGCAAAGTACAAGACGATGCTTTCCAACATCGAGAAGATGGTGAAGCGTCATAAGTCTAAGGTCAAGTACCTTCGAGATATGTACGAGGGACAAGCAGCAAAGGTAGCAGTAACACTCCTTCCAAAGGATAAGGATGGCAACCTAAAGACGAAGACGTATCGTTGTCCGTTTGGTACGTTGTCGCAGCGTACAACACAACCTACTGTCAAGGTATCTAAGCCTGATGTAGCACTTGATTACCTCAAGCGTGAATGTCCTGCAGCAGTAAAGGTGCAAGAGTCTGTACTTATCTCTGCTATTCCAGCTGACCTAAAGAAGGTGCTGATAGATGACAGCGTGATGGCAGAGGGACTAGGCTTTGATGTTATTCCAGGTGGAGAGAGCATCACAATCAAAACGGTAGTGGAGGCAAAGAATGAGACGGAGTGAACTGGAATCAATCCTTGAAGGATTGGTATCTCTTAGAGCAAGAGCGCATTACGTACAGGTCAATACAGAACTGAAGACAGGTCAACCTCAGTTCCCTATCGCTGGAGTACTGGAGAAGCTTGATAGCACTATAAACCTGCTGACAAAAGAAGTACACGCTACGCAAGGCAGGAAGCCTAGAACAGTAGCAGAGAAGTTCAATAGTTTTGTAGGTAGCCTTAGATGAGTGAAGTGGTACACATCGGTAGCCTTACCGATTCTGTATCCATAAGTGAAACAGGGTTGTCCGTTGTCAAAGAGTTATCCTTTGAACAATGGGCATCCCTTATGGGTACTTTAAGTCGTATGGATACGGCGTTTCAGTTCGCCCTTGGCGATGCTCTCCTCTATGGGGAGAG